TACGAAAATTAAAACAGTAGACGGCTCAGGTTCGGGCCTTGATGCTGACACTGTTGACGGCCAACACGAAAGTACGTTCATGCGCCGGAATGCAAACTCTAATCTCGACATGAACAACAACAACATCACGGACGTTGAAGACATCTACCTGCAGGACCGTATCTACCATGACGGTGATACTAACACATATATGCAGTTCCATGCAGGTGATCAGTGGCGTGTTGTTACAGGTGGTACGGAGCGTCTTGAAGTCAACAACTCCAAAGTGACTTCCGCAGAGCCGATCCACGCGCCAAGTTTCCACGGCGATGGTTCTAACCTGACGGGGGTGGGTGGCAGCGTTTGGGAAGTAATTGCTTCTGGGGCTTCTTCTTCGTCAGTGGCCTCAATTACGGTCACTGGACTCAGTGACTACCAGTATGTTATCGGTTACTTAATGGGTGAAACAACAAGTAGCTCAGATAGAATCTATTTGCAGTACGCTATAGACAGCGGCGGATACAGTAGCCTTTATAATGCTGGCACAACTTCAGGAAGTAACGACACTTACTCCTCTAAGTTTGATATGCGACCTAAGGCTACTAATGGATATGTCACAATGTCTGGTTTTACCGCCGAAACCACCGAAAGTTGGGGATCAACGGGTTATGAAGAACACTTGGAGAAGGACATGATGCAGATGTCCACTCCTGCATCCACAGGGATTACTGGGGTAAAATGGTATATCTCCGGCGGCCATATCCGATACTACCGTTATGTTGTGATGGGGATTAAATGATGACGGAATATGAAAACATAATTGTCAACGGCGAGCTTCAGACGGTACTCAAAGAGAGTCTGGACATCCCTCAGCCAACCGAACGGGATATCCGCATGGACCGTAGGGACAGATTAGTTAAAACCGACTGGTGGGCGCTATCTGACTTGACCATGACACAGGCGCAAATTGAATACCGCCAAGCCTTGCGGGACATCCCACAGCAAGAGGGTTTCCCTTTGAATGTAGTATGGCCTGAGAAACCTGAGTAAAGTTTTCTCTTGACAACCTTATCAAGAGTGTGGTAGTATATGGCAACCCTAGAACAAATCAGACTTGCAGCAGAGAGTGACTTAGTTACTTTCATTAAACTGGTAGCACCTGAACAGGTCTTAGGCCAGTGTCATGAAGACGTATGTAACTGGTGGACCCGTCCCGACAGTAAGTCCCACCAACTCCTCCTCTTTCCTCGTGACCATGGTAAATCCCGTCTAATCGCTTACCGTGTAGCTTGGGAGCTAACTAAGAACCCTACTCTTCGCATTCTGTATATCTCGGCTACAGCCAACCTTGCAGAGAAACAACTAGGTTTTGTCAAGGGGATCATTACCTCAGATACTTACCGCAGGTACTGGCCTCACCATGTCCATGCAGACGAAGGTAAACGTACCCGTTGGACCAACTCGGAGATCGCCTTAGATCACCCCGACCGAAAGAAGGAAAATGTCCGTGACCCTTCTGTCTTCACTGGAGGCCTCACTACTTCCCTCACTGGGATGCACTGTGACATTGCAGTATTGGATGACGTGGTTGTCTATGAGAATGCCTACACAGGTGAGGGTCGAAATAAGGTAAAGAGCCAGTACTCCCTTCTGTCATCCATCGAAGGAGCTGACGCTAAAGAATGGGTTGTAGGTACAAGGTATCATCCTGCCGATCTTTATAATGATCTTCTTCAAATGGTAGAGGATATATACTCAGACGAAGGTGAGAAGGTAGGTGAAGAGAACATCTACGAAATCTTTGAGAAGCCTGTAGAGGATAGAGGAGACGGCACGGGTCAGATGCTCTGGCCACGTAGTCAACGTAAAGATGGTAAGTGGTTTGGTTTTGATCTTAAAGTTCTAGCTAAGAAACGTGGTCAGTATTTAGACAAAGGGCAGTTCCGAGCGCAGTACTACAACGATCCATCTGATCCAGACAACGTACCTGTTACCTCAGATAAACTACAGTACTTCGAACAGAAACATCTTAAACTCCAGAACGGTCATTGGTACTACCGAGACAACCGACTTAATGTTTTCGCAGCGGTAGACTTCGCTTTCAGTCTAAGTAAGAAGGCAGACTACACAGCAATCGTAGTGATTGGTATTGATGCAGACAACAACATCTACGTCTTGGACATCGACAGATTCAGGACTGACAGAATATCTGACTACTTCACACACATCCTTCAACTCTCAAACAAGTGGTCCTTCAGGAAACTCCGAGCAGAAACAACCGTCGCACAGATGGCGATTGTCAAACAGCTTAAAGAACTTATCAAGCAACACGGTTTGTCAATCAGTATCGACGAGTTCCGACCCAACAAGAGTCAAGGTAACAAACAAGAACGTATCGCCTCAATCCTAGAACCTCGGTATGATAACCTGAGCATCTGGCACTACCGAGGCGGTAATACACAAATCCTTGAGGAAGAGCTTCAAAGCCGTAACCCTCCTCACGATGACGTCATTGACGCACTAGCTTCTGTCGTTGACATGGCAGTTAAACCTTCGAGACAAGTAAGACGACAAAAAGAGTCAAATGTTTTGTGGGCTAATAACAGATTTAGAGGTACTGGTTAATGAAAACCATCGACATCACAGACATCCTTGACCCAGATAATACCGCAGTAGAAATCGCAGGTAAGTGGGATCAGTGGAATAATCTGCGTAAGACGTGGCTCGAAGAAAAGAAAGAGCTACGTAACTATCTGTATGCCACCGATACTCGCACAACAGCTAACGCGATGCTCCCTTGGTCTAACAGCACGACTACCCCTAAGCTGACTCAGATCATGGACAACCTTCACGCCAACTATTTCGTTGCGTTATTCCCTCAGAAAAAGTGGTTGAAGTTCGAAGCAGATAATGTTGACTCAAACAGTAAGATTAAACGAGATGCTGCGGAAGCTTACATGCAAGCTAAAATCCGTCAGTCAGACTTCGTTAACTCTGTCTCCGATCTTCTCTACGATTACATTCAGTACGGCAACTGTTTCGCTACGGTAGACTGGGAGGCGTCTTATACGGAAACTGAGATTGGGGAAGTCTTCCCTGACTACATTGGCCCACGCCTAGTCCGTATCTCACCCTTCGATATTTGTTTTAACCCTACCGCTACAGACTTTGTGAAGACCCCAAAGATTATTCGCTCAATTAAAACATTGGGTGAAGTTAAGGCTATGGCCGAGGCTGGGCAAATTGACGGTTCAGTCCTAGATAAAATCCTAGATTGTCGTGCTGCTATCGTAGGAAGCAACGATCAGTATAAGGCTGATGGTTATGTAGCTGACGGGTTCTCTAACATCAAAGAGTACTACGAGTCAAACTACGTAGAAGTTCTTACTTACTACGGAGACATTTACGACAAGGACTCAGGTAAACTCCTAGACAACCATGTCATTACAGTCTTCGACCGTGCCTACGTAATCTCCAGCAAGAAGCAACCTAGTTGGTTGGGTCATGCTCCTATCTACCATGCTGGTTGGCGTCCACGCCCAGATAACCTTTACGCTATGGGACCTCTAGATAATCTCGTGGGTATGCAGTACCGCATTGACCACCTAGAGAACCTTAAGGCAGACGTCTTCGATCAGATCGCTTACCCTATCCTTAAGATCAGGGGTGACGTAGAGGACTTCGACTTTGAACCTAATGCCCGTATTTACCTAGGTGAAGAGGGTGACGTAGGTTATATGGCTCCCGACCCTACCGCTCTACAGGCTGATCTCCAGATTAATATTCTAGAGAATAAGATGGAGATGCTGGCTGGTGCGCCTCGTGAGGCTATGGGCATCCGTACAGCAGGGGAGAAGACAGCGTTTGAAGTTCAGTCTCTCATGTCAGCGGCAAGTCGTATCTTCGAACACAAGACAGCCCACTTTGAACGTGTCTTCCTTGAACCTGTTCTCAACGCAATGTTGGAAGTCTCCCGACGTAACATGGATATGTCTGACCTCATTAAGGTTATCGAACCTATCTCAGGTGCGGAAATCTTCAGGACGATTACAAAAGATGACCTGAAGTCTAAAGGTAAGTTGGTTCCTATTGGCGCACGTCACTTCGCTGAACGCGCTCGTCGTCTACAGAACCTGACCCAACTCTACCAGATTAAACTCGGGGACCCTTCTGTCGCTGCTCACCTATCGGGTAAAGAGTTCGCTCGTATCCTTGCTGAAGAACTTGGCGAGGAAACCCTCTTCAAAGAGAATATCGCAGTAGAAGAACAACTGAAGACCCAACAAGCTGTTCAGGATGCAGAGGCATCTAACGAGGAACACCTTATGATGCAACAGGAGATGGGTCTCTAAATGAAAGCCAACTGGTTTAAAGAATGTAAGACGAAAGAAGACAAGGAAAAAGTCAAACAGGCTGTCCTCTCAAACCGAGCAAGTCTTGATCGTCTCAAAGAAATCCTAGAGCCTTTACTCAAGGATACTCCACCTACCGCAGACTACGACAGCCCTTCATGGGCGTACAAACAAGCAGATAGGATTGGATATAACCGAGCGCTTAATCAAGTGCTTGAACTAATCAACTTAGATAAGGAATAACCCATGTCCATTTTTACTGAGAATGGTTCTAACCAAGAACAGGCTCAGACAGAACAAGCTACCACGTCAGACGAAACCCAACCGTCTTTTGTAGAAAAGCTTGTGCAAGCCAAAGGAGAGAACTGGCGCGATCCTGAAGTTCTAGCTAAGGGTAAACTCGAAGCGGATAGCTACGTAACCCAACTAGAAGAGCAGAATCGACAACTTCGTGAAGACTTAGGTAAGAACGATTACGCATCACAGGTTCTCGACGCAATCAAAGGCAAGGCCGCAGACACCAGCACTGCGAAAGACTTTGAGGCTGACACAAATATTGCTGGCGTTAAAGAGGATGGCACACCACCTACTCTTGGCGAGGATGAACTGAAGAGCCTTGTTGAGAAAGCCCTATTGGAACGAGAATCCAAGAAGTCTACCGAACAGAACCTAAAGCAGGTGGAAGAAACCCTGAAAGGTCAGTACGGAGACAATCTAGGACAAGCCCTACAGAGTAAAGCCAATGAACTTGGTCTCTCTATGGGTCGTATGGAGCAACTAGCTTCCGAGTCACCTACTGCTTTCCTTGCTCTCTTCGGAGACAATAAGCAACAGAACACTCGGGGTTCGATGTTACATAGCACCATCAATACTGAAGGGGCTAACATGCAATCCTCGACAGAACGCAACTGGTCCTACTACCAGAAGTTACGTCGGGAAAACCCTAACGAATATTTCACCCCAAAGGTCCAACAGCAACTAATGCAAGACCGTATTAAAATGGGTGAGAGGTTCGGAAACACTTAACTTAATCCCAAGAAAGGACTAGTCAAATGGCTGGTATGATTTCCTCTAACGCTGACATGGGTCGGCTTATTCGCTCAGAAGTTTGGTCTTCTGAACTTAAAGACATCCTTCGTGATGAGATGATGGCACAGCGTGTTGTCAAACTTATGGATGGCTTCCCTGATGGTGATACCTTCACTATCCCAACTATCGGTGAAACCACTGTAGCTGACTACACTGAAGACTCGGCTGTTTCGTACGTGCCGCTGGATACCGCAGAGTTCCAGTTCACTATCGACGAATACCTCCAGTCGGCTTCTTACATCACCAAGAAAGCATCGCAGGACTCGTTCTACTCGGCACAGCTTGAAGCTGCGTTCGTTCCTGAACAGGCTCGTGCTATCATGGAACACTTCGAAAGCACCACTATGGCTGCTCCTGAAGTTGGTGTATCGGCTAACTCGGCAGAAACCCAAGACGGTGTTGCTCACCGTGTATCGGGCGGTAACTCGGGTGTTATGGAACTGGCTGACTTCGCGTTCGCTCGTTACGCACTGAAGAAGTCGAAGGTTGCTGACCGTAACTTGGTTGCTATCGTAGACCCATCGGTTGAGTATCAACTGAATACTCTGACAAACCTTGTCAACGTATCGAACAACCCTCAGTGGGAAGGTATCGTACGTGATGGTATCGCAACTGGTATGCGTTTCGTAGCAAACGTCTACGGTTTCGATGTCTACACTTCGAACTACCTGAAGAACACTGTCGCTGACTCGGCTCTGGCTGAACGTGACGGCTCCACCACCAACGACTTCTCGTCGAACAACGGTGTTGCTAACCTGTTCTTCTCGGCTGATGCAACTTCGAACCCATTCGTGGGTGCATGGCGTCAGATGCCTGAAGTGGACTATGAGTACAACAAAGACTACCAGCGTCACGAGTATGTTACTACTGCTCGTTATGGTGTCAAGAAGTACCGTCCTGAAGGTATCGTCACTGTTGTATCGGACCCTTCGGTATAACCTAATTAATTGGGCGTCCCTACTAGAGGGGCGTCCTACCCTACTTTTCTGTTGACAGGATAAAGAAAAGGGTTTATACTTTAATGACCCTTTGAGAGGTCCCTATAGTATACACCCTTGAGGAGTCTCCTATGGTAAATATTAATCACCTAAATCTAACTGACCCTTCTCTGCTAGTGCAGGGTAGGTTAGCTGCAATGGGAGCGGTACAGTAAGATGAGAACAACCCTCCTTGATATAGTACAGTCAATCCTAAACGACATGGACTCAGAGGACGTCAATAGTATCTCTGACACCAACGAAGCCCAGCAAATTGCCAACGTAGTAGAAGACACCTACTACAACATTATTGCTGCTCGTGAAATCCCCGAACATAATAAACTGATGGCGCTAACAGCGCTCAGTGACTCGACAAAACCTACTCACTTCGAATACCCTACTGCAACCAAACATATCGAACGGGTCGAGTACAACGTAGGAACAGTCGCTGATAAGAACTTCAGTGTAATTCCTTTCGTAGACCCTGTGGTATTCCTTGATCATATGGACGAAAGTGGTCTTCTCGTAGAGACTATCGACGGAAACCTCGACATCTTTGTGTCTGCATCTAAAGCTCCAGCTTATTACACAAGCTTCGATGATGAGCATATTATCATGGATAGCTATGACAGTTCTGTAGAGAGTTCCCTTCAGGCTTCTAAGACACGGGCTATGGGTTCGACTTACCCGACCTTCAGCCAAACAGACAACTTTGAACCTGACCTAGACAACACACTTCTTCCTCTACTTCTAGCCGAGGCTAAGTCAGCTTGTTTCTCTTTGTTTAAGGGTGGGCCTGACGCTAAGGTTGAACAGGCGGCTCGACGTTTGAAGTCTTACGTACAGAACGACCAACACAAAACTCGTCAAGCCCATAAACGGGTTCGATACGGACGTAAGTAAATGACAGTAAGTTTCCAACACAACACAGAGAACCAGACCTGTGTATGTACCTCAGAGAAACTCCTCTCCAAAGTTTTCATAGAGAAAGAACTTGGTGGGTATAGGTTCTATAAGCTGCGGTACGAGACAGGTAAACTTCCCAAGGAACTTTCAGGGAGATACTCAAGTATCCCTTCCGCACAACAAGCCTTAGAAAACTACCTCAGAGGACGTCCTGTATCTAAATCCAAAAGGGTTAAAGAGTACGGGGACATGAGAGAGAAAGAACGTAATGCCGCAAAGCTTAAATCAAAAGGCAGTTAACAACTTCGTCAAGGGTCTTGTCACTGAGGCAGCAGAGCTTACCTTCCCTGAAGGAGCTTCCGTAGATGAATTGAACTGCGACCTTCGTCGAGATGGTACACGTCGTAGACGTCTTGCAGTAGCCTATGAAGCCAATAACACTCTGTCGTCATTTACTCTAGGTAACACAGAGAAACTTTCTTCTGGTGACTGGATTAACGTAGGGGGTAACTCTGAATTAGAGTTCCTTGTAGTTCAAAAGGGAACTACTTTATACTTTTACAATAAGACTAACCTACCACACTCCGGTCAAGTTATTTCTGGAACGATTAACCTTACATCCCATGAGTACGCAGGTTCTGCAGGGGCGGAGACTGAGCGCTGTCAGTTCACAACTATCAAAGGTGACTTGGTTGTCTCGTCTCCTGCTATTGATACAATTGTAGTGGAGTATAACAGTTCTACAGGGGCTGTCTCAGCCTCAGAGATTTCCTTTAAAGTCCGTGACTTCCTGTACCAAGGAGATGTAGGGGACTATTTCACCCAGTCTCCTACAACGTCGCCCTCAGACGCCCGTATATACGACACCTTGAACTCAGGTTGGGCCGAAGAAAATAACGGACATGCCAGCGAGAACGCTCTTGAACGTTACAAGATAGACAGGTCAAATAAGTACCCTCCCCTAACACACTCTTGGTTCACAGGTAAGGATAGCTCAGAGCTTCAAAAGACAGATGAGTTTGAGAAGATTGCCGCAGGTACTAGTCTCTCAGGGAATGGGAGATATATCCTAGACTTCTTCGATAAGGACCGTTCTACGGCTATTTCAGGATCAGGGGAGACTATTGGAACAGGTCTTGATGAGACTGAAACCTCTCGGTTCCGTTGTGTCGAAGCGTTCTCTGGTCGTGTCTTCTACGCAGGGCTTGATAGTGAGGCGAATACAGGAACTATTCTCTTCACACGTCTTGTTGAAGGTGTCAACGATCTCGGTAAGTGTTACCAGATTAATGACCCTACATCAGAACACTTCTCGGACCTCTTAGGAACTGATGGAGGTGAGGTAAAAATACCTGATGCTGTCAATATCAGGAAGCTGTACGCCTACCAGTATGCATTGTTTGTCTTTGCTGACAACGGTGTTTGGCAGCTCACAGGTTCTGATGGACAGTTCCGCGCTGACTCCTATACTATTAACCGTGTATCACGAGTAGGTATTCTTTCTGAAGGAAGCTTTGTAGCCGCTGAAGGACTTCCCTTTTGGTGGTCACGTTTCGGTATCCACACCCTTCAAACAGACAGTGTGTCGGGTCAGGGTGCCGAGAAGAACCTGAGTATTTCTACTATTCAAGGTTTCTGGGACGAGATCGACTCGGACGCCAAAGCTAATGTCGTCTCTATCTATGATAACATCAGTAAACGTATCTATTGGGGCTACCCTGATGAGAATGAAACTGTAGAGAATAAGTTAAATAACTTTCTTCTACTCGACATTCCTCTCATGGCGTTCTTCCCTTGGCGTATTGAAGATCAAGCCAGTAGCACAGATGCCGTGGTAGGTCTAGCCTTCTACGCAGGAGTCTCTACGTTCGACACAGGGGACCCAGCCATCGTTCTTCTCTGTCGTGACGGTGCGACCAATAAACTAACTATGGGCGGTTTCTCTGAAAAATCCTTCCTAGACTGGGGTGACGCAAACTACTCTTCCTATGCTGTCACAGGTTATGACTTCATGGGTGACCTATCTCTAAAGAAGAACGCACCTTACGTACTAACTTATAATCGTCTGACAGAAACAGGATTTACTGGTAACGAGGCGTCTGGTTACGAGGCAGTCAGACCTTCTTCGATGTTGGTCTCAGCCGCTTGGGACTTCAAGGAAACCTTTAGTAGTACTCAACAGGCTTACCGTTTGAAGTACCCTGTGGTAGTTAACCCAAATGATCTTACCGAGTACAACTACCCTGAAGATGTTATTACGTCACGTTTGAAACTCAGGGGTCATGGACGATCTGTCCGTATTAAATTTGAATCAGAGCAGGGTATAGACTTCCTGCTTTTAGGGTGGGGTATGATCTCAGGTGCAAATCCAAGGTTTTAACAGACTTCCTACGATAGGTGGGAAGGATGTAGACAT